GACTCAAGTGCAAAGACAGTTTTTTTCTGTAATAACCATTGGACGGGAGATAATGACCCACTAAAACCAACAAATCTCTCTAATATTGTGCAAATGATGTTTCCAGGCAGTGAGCATAATATAATACAACATTTTCAACCTTCTATAGCAGGAAATTTAATACTTTTTCCGTCTTCATTGATTCATGCAGTCACTCAAACAGAACATAATGCAGAAAATAGGTATACTATGTCTTTTAATTCCTTCCCCTGCGGTAAAATTGGTCGAGATAGTCATAATGCAAGTGTAAATATAGAGATTTTATAATAGTGTTACACTACTCACATAAATAAAGTGAGTAAACTATTACCTAATGTACGGAAATCGGGTATCAAGGTCATTTAAAGACATAAGTTTGTCTTTTGAACCTCACCCAATTACTAAAGATCTACCTGTTCTTAAGAATGCGAATGCAATTCGTCGTTCCGTACGTAATTTAGTGCAAACAATTCCTGGTGAAAGATTTTTTAATCCAATTCTAGGTTCATCTGTCTATGATAGTCTTTTTGATTTGATGGATTTTGGAACTTCTAACCTTATAGAACAAGAAATCATAACAACACTAAGGAACTTTGAACCTAGAGTCAATAATGTTCGAGTTAGAGTCAGTGCGAGACCTGACCAAAACAACTTTGATGTTACGATTTTCTTTGATATTGTTGGAGCAGCACTACCACCTCAAGAATTTTCATTCATCCTAGAAGCAACTCGATAATATGCCATTTACTAAGTTTACAAATTTAGATTTCGATCAAATCAAATCACAAATAAAGAGTTACTTAAGAGCGAACTCTGATTTTAAGGACTTTGACTTTGATGGGTCAAACTTTTCAGTCCTAATTGATACTTTAGCATATAATACTTACATTACTGCATTCAACTCCAACATGGTTGTGAATGAATCTTTCTTAGATTCTGCAACATTAAGAGAAAATGTAGTATCATTAGCAAGAAATATAGGATACGTTCCTCGTTCAAGATCTGCAGCAAAGGCAGAGATAAGTTTTTCCGTTAACACTACATCTAATACACCAACATTAACCTTAGCAGCAGGTCTAGTATGTGTAGGAGCAACTGAAAACACAACAGTTATGTTCTCAATACCATCAAGTATCACAACCACAGTAAACAATGGTGTAGCGTCATTCAATAATATAGAGGTATTTCAAGGAACTTTCTTAAGTAAGCAATTTTTAGTTGATGGTTCACTAGATCAAAGGTTTGTGTTAGATAATTCATTTATAGACAGTTCAACTATTGTTGTAAGAGTACAAGGACCCAATGAAACTACTCTTGGTAGAGAGTATTCAAGATCAAATAACATTTTAAACATTGATTCAACGTCAGAAATTTACCTACTACAGGAAGTTCAAGATGAAAAGTATGAATTACTATTTGGTGATGGATATTTTGGTAAAAAATTAGAAAATGGTGCAGTTATAACAGCAACATACATTATAACAGATGGAAAAGCAGGTAATGGTTCTTCAGTATTCTCATACTCAGGAAGAGTTTTAGATTCAGATAATAATCCAGTAGTTCCTACTAATAATATAACTATCACAACAAATCAGTCTGCTGCAAATGGTGGTGATATAGAGAGTGTAGACTCAATTAAATACTTTGCTCCTAGAATATATGCCTCACAGTACCGTGCAGTGACCGCCAGAGACTACGAAGCGATAATTCAGTCTATTTACCCTAATACAGAGTCTGTAGCGGTTGTAGGGGGCGAGGAACTTGATCCACCAGAGTTTGGTCAAGTACTTATTAGTATTAAACCAAAAAATGGTGACTTTGTTTCAGACTTTGACAAACAAAATATACAATCAAAATTGAAAAATTATGCATTATCGGGTATAAATCAAAAAATAATTGATTTGAAGGTATTATATGTCGAAATTGATAGTGCGATATACTACAATAGTTCTCAAGTTAGCAATGTAAATGGAGTCAAGAGTAAAGTAATAGATGTTTTAAATACATTTTCAACTTCAAACATTAATAAGTTTGGTGGAAGGTTCAAATATAGTAAATTAGGTCAAATTATTGATGGATCAGACAGTTCTATAACATCGAATATTACAAGAGTCATAATAAGACGTAATATGAAATGTTTATTGAATCAATCTGCACAATATGAGTTATGCTATGGTAATACATTCAAGAAAAATGCAGGTGGTTTTAATATAAAGAGCACAGGATTTACTTTAGCGAATCAACCTGGTACTTTGTACTTTACAGATGTACCAAATGAAACTGGTGATATGGGTGTTTTATCTGTGGTTAGAGAATCATCAGAAAGTAATGAATTTACTGTTGTAGTTAAGTCTGCTGGAACTATAGATTACAAAAAAGGTGAAATTATAGTAAATACATTAACCATAACATCAACTGTCGCAGCAAATGGTATTATAGAAATTCAAGCGTTCCCAGATTCTAATGATGTTATTGGTTTGAAAGACTTATACTTAAGTTTTTCTGTTGCAGATAGTACAATAAATATGATTAAGGATACAATTTCATCTGGAGAGCAGATATCTGGTGT